GAAAGGCCGTGTTTCAGGGAATATCAATATACAAGTAAAATCCTTGATCCAGACATTGACACGGAGAATGATGATTATTTTGTCATGATCTGTGAGCTTGATCCAGAGGACGATATAAAAGACGAATCAAACTGGATTAAAGCCAATCCCATTGTTGCAACGTATCCAGAGGGCATGGAGTCTTTGCGTGCTGCGCTTAAAGTAGCGCTGGAAGTTCCGGAGAAAATGAGAAGCTTCTTGACTAAAAATATGAATCGGTGGGTTGATCAAAAGGATAATGGATATATGAACATGACAAAATGGCGGGCATGCAGCGGCGACATTCCTGATTTACAGGGCATGTCAGTTTATCTGGGGCTTGATCTGTCTATGACTACAGACTTAACATCCGTTGGATATGTGGCTGTGCAGGAGGGATTTTACTACGTTGGTCAACATTCCTTTATGCCCGAGGCACGAGCCAAGGAAAAAATGGCAACAGATAAGGTGCTATATGATTTGTGGAAAGAGATGGGTTACATCACGTATACGGCAGGGGAAGCGGTTGATTATCAACGCGTCGAACAATGGATCATAGAATTTATTCATAAACATCGTTTCCGGCCGCAAGAGATCGTATACGATAAATGGAACGCTCTTCATTTAGCCCAACGTCTTGAATCAAAAGGGCTGACGACAGTAGAAATGCCACAAAGAATAAATCATCTTTCATTACCTACAAAGAGTTTTCGAGAAAACGTTTATGAGGGGAAAGTCATACACGGTGACGATCCGGTTTTAACATGGGCCATTAATAACGCGATTACGAAAATTGATCCGCAGGAAAATATCATGCTGGATAAAGCAAAATCGAAGCAAAGGATTGACCCTATTGCAGCTGTTATAAATGCGTATGCCCGTGCGATGTACTTCGGCAATAGTGGAAGAGTTGATTTGAATGAACATTTTGGGTCCGGCAATTTTAGTTTTTAGGATGTGAGAAGTATGAAAAAGGTTAGCGCCTTTTTTGCAATGTTTAACCCTAGAGTTATGAAAAGAGGGTTTTCTTTTTTCTTGTTGATATTAAATGATCTGCTGTTCATCACGGGAGCAGGCTTTATCCTGACAGCTGCTTATAGATGGAATACAAACATCGGTCTGATTCTGACGGGTGTCTTTTTTATGTTTTATGCCTATCTTCTGACCAAGAAAGCGAGGTGAAATAATTGCTAATAGATCGGATGTTTGAAAAACGGTCCGGTTCAACGGATATAGACGGTTTCAATGATTTATTTGTAAATTTATTCGGCGGCCGGAAAACAGCAAGCGGTGAAACTGTAAATGAAAGAAATTCATTAGTGAAGCCTGACGTTTTTGCATGCGTGAATGTATTATCTGATGATATTGCAAAGCTGCCGATCCATACGTTTCAAAAAACAGAAAACGGCATAAAACGTAATCCGGATCATCCCACTGCCTACGCTGTTTATGCACGTCCTAATCCTTATATGACGGCTTTCATCTGGAAAAAGTTGATGATGACGCATGTTTTGACGTGGGGAAACGGCTATTCATATATACAATTCGGCGAACATGGTTATCCAGAAGCGCTGTACCCTTTGCGCCCTGAAACTACAAACGCTTATATTAGTCCGATTACAGGCATGTTATGGTACCAAACGGTGGTCAATGGAAAGGCTATGGAGCTGTATGATCATGAAGTGCTGCATTTTAAAGGACTTTCAACAGATGGCATACACGGAAAATCACCCATAGGGGTAGTGCGGGAACATATCGGGGCACAATCGGCCGCTACAAAATACAATGCCAAGCTGTATAAAAATGAAGCAACACCGCGCGGGATCTTGAAAGTTCCTGCTTTTTTAGATGAGAAGCCTAAAGAGAATGTTCGTAAGGAATGGAAAAGAGTAAACCAGGGCGAAAATATTGCGATCATCGACAATGGCTTAGAATATCAATCTATTTCTATGCCATTGCAAGAAGCTCAATTTGTCGAGTCTATGAAATTTAATAAAGCGCAAATTTCAATGATCTATAAAGTGCCGTTGCATAAACTCAACGAATTAGATAAAGCAACCTTCTCCAATATTGAGCATCAGTCTATTGAATATGTCAGGAATACTCTGCAGCCGTGGATCGTGAATTTTGAACAAGAACTCAACGTCAAATTATTTATGGATCACAACCAAAGAAGCGGCCACTATGTAAAATTCAATGTCGACAGTGAGCTGCGGGGAGATAGCCAGTCGCAGGCTGAGTATTTTAAAACAATGCATGAAACAGGAGTGCTGAATAAAAACGAAATTAGAGAGCTCATTGAACGCAATCCGATTCCACACGGTGACAAATATCTTGCCAGCTTAAATTATGTGTTCCTTGATTTCATGGAGGAATATCAGCGTCTTAAAGCTGGCGGTGCCGTGAAAGGGGGTGACATCAAGAATGAAGGATAAAGAGGTCCGGCAGTTAACAACACCCATTGAAATACGTTCAGAAGGTGAAGGGCAAAGCGAATTTGTCGAAGGATATGCTTTGAAATTTGAAAAATGGTCAGAGCGTCTTGGATGGTTCAAGGAGATTATCAGCAGGAATGCACTTGATTCAGCCGATCTTTCAAACGTTATTGCTCTTTTTAATCATCAGCAAGACTTTCCTTTGGCGAGAAATACTGTTTCAGGCGATTCTGGGCGTCTTGACCTTGAAATAGATGGAATAGGTCTCAAATTCAGATTTAAGCCCTCAGACACGTCATATGCTCGTGATTTAATGGAGAATGTCCGCAGCGGTGTTATTAATCAATGCTCTTTTGCTTTTTCACTCGATTATGGAGACGCAGAAGCGGACGAGTGGCGGCTGAATGAAGATGAGGACATCTACGAGAGAAGAATTAACAAAATACATCGTATTTTTGATATATCTCTTGTCACGACGCCAGCGTATAGCGATACAGAGGCAGTCGTAGGCGCCCGCAGTTTGGAAAAAGTGGAGCAATTGAAGGAGAGCCGCAACGCATCAGATGAAACATTAAAAATGGAATTGGAATTACTTGACCTTGTACTCCCGGAGTAAGGTCTTTTTTTGTGTCTAAATAAGGAGGAAACCTATATGCCAATGCAAATGAGCAAAAAAGAAATTCAATTAAGACAGCAATTTACCGAAAAGAAGCAGCAAGCAGACAAGGCGCTGCAGGAGGGTAAAACAGATGAGGCCCGTGCCTTGCTTGATGAAGTGAAGCAGCTCAAGAATCAAATCGAATTGATGACCGAAGGACGTTCACTTGATGTGCCTGACTTGCCGGGCGGTGTGAATTTTGTGCCGGAACAGGAGCGGAATCCAGAGGGGCGATCAGGAAACGATGGGGATATAGAAGAACGACAAAATATGTTCCGCAAAGCCTTTATGAAGTCACTCCGCGGCAAGCGTTTAACTGATGAGGAACGTGACTTATTTGAAAGTGAAGAGTTTCGGGCAATGTCCGGAAAAAATGAAGAAGACGGTGGCATCCTGATCCCAGAGGATATTTCTAGACTAATCAAAGAGTTGAAACGGGAGCAAGTGCATCAGTTGGAGCAATACGTGACTGTTGAGCCAGTTGCAACTCGCTCAGGAAGCCGCATGCTTGAGAAAAATAGTGATTTGACTCCGTTTGCAGTTCTTGAAGAAATGGATGAGATTCAAGAAACAGATCAGCCGAAATTCTCCAAACTCTCTTATAACATTGTGGATTATGCTGGCATCTTGCCACTTTCAAATACACTACTTCAAGATACAGATCAAGCAATCATGGCCTATGTTGCTAAATGGTTTGTAAAGAAATCAATCACAACGCGTAATGCTTTGATTTTGGCGATTCTTGATAGCTTGAAAAAAGTAGAATTTAAAGGGTTGGACGCAATTAAAAAAGCTTTAAACGTAACGCTTGATCCTGCTATTTCATCAGGCGCAATCATCATGACTAACCAAGACGGCTTTGACTATCTTGATCAGTTAAAGGATGCAGACGGCAAATATCTACTTAAAGACATCCCTTCTGAACCGACAAACAAAATGCTATTTGGCTGTCGGGTAGTGGTCATTTCAAACAAGATTCTAAAAACAAAATCAGGGAAAGCGCCTGTCATTGTCGGCGATCTAAAAGAAGCGATTGTTTTATTTGACCGCCAGCAACAATCAATTGCCTCTACTGATGTCGGGGCCGGTGCATTTGAGACAAATACTACTAAAGTGCGCGCAATTGAGCGTGAAGATGTGAAGTTGTGGGATTCTGAGGCTATAGTGTACGGTCAATTGACGTTGCCTACTGAGTAATAAAGGAGGGTTATCATGCGAGTAACTAAAAACTACACCACTGATGGCGGAGATCGTACCGTCATTGGCGGTATTTTAGACATTGACGGCGGAACCGTTATGAAAGATGGTCAGGAAATTTCATTAGGCGGCGGAAATCAAACCGAAATGGGTGCAGGCAGTGTTACTCATGAAATGTTGCAGGATAAATCAGTCCGCAGCAACAATATAGGCACCGGAAGTGTAATGGAAGAGCACTTGAATTCAGCTATCACAGAAAGACTTTCAAGTTTAGAAAATAGATTAAAAGCATTAGAAACAGCGAAAACAGAACCAGCTGCAACTGAATGAAAAATATAAAAGAAAAGGATGAGTGAAGATGGCAGAAGATTATCTTTATGAGAGTGGCGGAGTAAAAACATCATCTGAGAAGGGTGCTGACGGAAAAGCAATCACACCCGTTTATTTAAAAGAAAACAGCGAGGAAAACCCTGTCTATGTGAAAGGACTTCAAGGTGAACCCGGACCCCAAGGTGAACCCGGACCCCAAGGTGAACCCGGACCTCAAGGTGAACCCGGACCCCAAGGTGAACCTGGTCCTCAAGGTGAGCCCGGTCCAAAGGGCGATCCAGCTGTAATTGAAGAAGGTTCTATTACTCACGAAATGTTGGGGGACAAGTCTGTTCGTAGCAACAATATTGGCACGGGAAGTGTCATGATGGATCATTTGAATGCAGAGGTGAAGGCAGTATTTGACCAGCTGCAGAAACAAATTGACGAGTTGAAAAATGATGTGCGGACGCTTAAAGGAACAGATGAAGCGCCACATGAATAAGGCGGTGTGTCCTAAATGGAACTAGAGGCTATTAAAAACTATTTAAAGATCGAGCATGAAGAAGATGATCGCCAACTCTTGAAACAAATAGCCGCGGCCAAAAGCTATATCATCAATGGAATAGGCCGGTATATAGAAGGGCACCCGCAATTTGAGCTGGTACTTCAGATGCTTGTTGAACATTGGTATGAAAACAAAGGGATATATGAGTCCGGGGGTGCCGGATCGTCTATCCCTTTTACTGCTGAAAATATATTGACGCAGCTGCGTTATATATCTGTGGAGGAACAAGAAGATGAGAAAAAAGATCAGCCAACTTCGGCACAGACTGACCTTTCAAAAGAAGGAGTCGATACAGGATGAAGAGCTGAATTGGAATGAGGGATATATTGATCTTTTCACTGTATGGGGAGCCATAGAAGGATTTAGTTCTCTCGGAAACAATGAATCTGTTGTCGCGGGAGCATTGGGAGTCAAATCACCGAAAAAAATCACTATTCGCTATCGAGATGACGTTCAACGAGATATGAGGATTGTAAAGTATGTCGGCAGAAACGAAAAGAATGAACCGATGTTCCGTACCTTTGATGTGATAGATTTTAACGATCCCGAAGATAACAAGGAAGAGCTTGAGATCATGTGTCGGGAGGTTGGTTTGAATGGCTAATATGGACATTGACGGCCTCGAAGAGTTAACTGTGTACTTTGAAAAGATTGGCGGGGATGTTGAGAAAGTTGAACCTGTGGCATTAAAGGCCGGCGGTGAAATTATTGCTGAACGGCAGCGCGGCCACGTTAACCGAAGTGATAAACAACAACCCCATATGCAGGACAATATCACAGTCTCAAATGTAAGAGAATCGAAGGACGGCGAGAAATTTGTTGCTGTTGGTCCGAATAAAAAAGTAGCGTTCCGAGGGAAATTCTTAGAGTGGGGCACTTCAAAAATGCCGCCGTATCCGTTCATAGAAAAAGGTGGACAAGAAGGGGAGGGGCCTGCTGTGGATTTAATGGAACGAATACTTACAGCGCCGATCAAATGACGATGGACCCGGTTCGTGAATTGGTCAAAACTCTTACGTCCAGTTCTAAATTAGATGAATTAGTAACGGGCGGAGTTCATAACCTTACCGCAAATGATGTGAATGCTTTTCCGAGAGTCGTATTTTATGAGCTTAAAGATGCTGATGCCGGTTATGCAGATAATAAAGCATACTGTTTTGAAGTTCGGTTTCAGATTAGTATATTCACTCAAGCAGCTTCGCGGAAATTTGAAAAGCCGATTGCTAATGAAATAGATAAGTTAATGCGTTCAATCGGTTATGGCCGGTATGATTCGCAACCATTATACGAAGAAGACACCAAAGTCTATCACAAAGCAATGAGATATGTAAAAGGCTATTTTAGGGAGGAAGAATAGATGGGAAAAATTTTAACCGGACTGGATATGTTCCATATCGCAGAAGTTCTGAAAGATACAAAAGATGAACTTGAGTTTTCAGTTCCAGAGGAATTACCAGGTGCAGTTAGTATGAAACTTGACCCGAAGTCTGAAACGGAAACTTTCTATGCGGATAACGGTGCGTATGCACAGTTAAGCAGCTTAGGAGACATTGACGGAGAAATGGAAGTCGCAGATTTACCCCTTGATATGCAGGCGAGGATTTTTGGGAAAACGGTTGAAAATGGCATTCATTTCTCTAGTGCAGATGACAGGCCACTAGAGATTGCGCTGGGTTTCCGTGCAAAAATTTCAACTGGTGGCTACCGTTACTATTGGGCTTTAAAAGGGAAGCCGGAATTAGTACCAGTTGAACATAAAACGGAGGAAGGAAAACCGTCGCCTCAATCTACTCAAGTGAAAATTAAATTTAGTCCACTGACAAATGTGAAAAAAGGAAAGAGAAGATGGGAAGCCAAAGCTGAAGAAGGAAACGGCATTAATGCTGATACTTGGTTCAGACAAGTTGTCTATAACAAAGACAGTTTTACTTCTGGCGGAAATGACGAAGTTGTTGACGTTGGTAAATAAGTAAACTGAGCGCTTTAAGCGCTCTTTTTTCTTGAATTAAAAGGAGGAATGAAAGTGGAGGCTTTAACAATCACTTTAAGAATTGACGGGAAAGACAAAAAGTTCGTGACACCAGACTTCATTTCCGGAAAGTTGTTTCGTAGTGCTGCGGCTATTGCAGAAGATTTTGAATCTAACGATACTGATAGGTTGTTTACTGAAAAACAAAATGAATTTGTCTGTAATGTATTCGGAAATAAATTCACGCTTGATCAATTTGAAGAGGGAATTGATTCCCGACTAGCTGGAAGAACAATTTATGCTACTGCAAATTATGTTCTTGGGAACATAACAGAAGCCAGCGCTCTGTTAAATCCGAACCAGAATGCAGATGGTGAAGAACCGGGGGAGTAAGTTTGTCCGAGGCTGTCATGGATATGTACAACGCCTTGGAAGAAGTCGGGTTCTCCCAAAACCAAATTGACGAAATGGACATTGTGTATCATCTCAAACGGTTGGCTAGGAGAAAAGAAACAACTGAAAATCCGAAAACTAATGAGAATGATCAAGTGTACATAGATCAGATTTTAGGATAAGGAGGTGCCCGATTGAGCAAGGATATTAAAGTCAAACTGTATTCCAATTCATCGCAGTTTAATACTGAAATGCGTGGTATTGCTGTCCAGATGAAAAATATCAAATCAGAGTTTGAGAAGAACCGTACAGCAGTTGGCGTATGGGGGAATCAGTTAAAGACTGCCCAAGTAACAGCCCGGACTCTTAGCCAACAGCTTGAGCAGCATAAACAAAAAGTAAAAGCACTTCAAAGAGCATATGCAGATGCAGCAATCAAAAAAGGGAAGGATGCAAGAGAGACACAATCTCTTGCCCGCCGACTGAATAATGCAACAGCTCAGATGAACAGAACGCAGCACGCTTTGAATGAAACAACTCAGAAAATCAAAGAAATGGAAAGCGCATCAAGAAGAGCTGCAACACGTATCAGGCAGATGGGTCAGCGCATGAATTCTGTAGGCGGAACAATGCGGAATGTTGGATCATCAGTAGCAATGACATCGGGTGTGGCCTTCGGTGGCTTAGTTTTGACATTCAAAGATGCCATACAAACAGGTATGGAATTTGAAAAACAAATGAGTAAGGTACAAGCGATCTCTGGCGGAACAGCGTCAGAGGTAGCCAAATTGAAAGAGCAAGCAAAAGAGCTCGGTGCAACCACTGTCTTTACAGCAAGTCAGGCGGCGGATGCACAGGGCTTTTTAGCTATGGCTGGATTTAAAGTGAATGATATTTATGATGCTATGCCGGGGATGCTCAGTCTTGCGGCTGCTGGTCAATTGGAGCTGGGCGCGGCGGCAGATATTACGTCAAACATCATGTCGTCTTTTGCTCTGAAAGCAAAAGAGTCAGGTCACGCTTCGGATGTCATTGCTTATGCAGCTGCTAACGCAAACACAAATGTAGAGCAGATGGGTGAAGCCATGAAATTCTTGGCACCTAATGCTCATTCACTTGGATGGGGTATGGAGGAATCAGCTGCTGCCATTATGGCCTTTGGTGATTCTGGTCTCCAAGGAACTTTAGCAGGACAAGCGTTTGGAACATCTTTAACCCGCCTTGCAGCGCCTTCCAGAAAAGCAGCCAAGGAAATAGAAAGATTAGGCTTTAATTTCTTTGATGCTGCTGGGAATATGAAGAGCATGCCAGAAGTAGTCGCTGAGATGGAAAAAGGCATGAAGGGCATGACGAAGGAGCAGCAGGCAGCTACACTGAAAACAATTGTGGGTGCCGAGGCGTATAAACATTGGACAATTCTTCTTCAAAAAGGGTCGAAAGCCCTCGGAGATAATACAAAAGCTCTTGAAAAGTCAGACGGGGCAGCCAAAAAGATGGCGGATACCATGCTGGATAATGCACATGGTAGTATCGTAGCGTTTGAATCGGCTCTTGAAGGCGCGAAAATAAAGCTTACCGAGAGCCTGTTGCCGGCACTTGGTGATTTAGCTGATAAAGGTGCCGATATTATATCCACTTTTAACAATATGGATTCCAGCACCGTTCAAACGATTGCCAAAACCGCACTTCTTGCCACAGGAGTTCTAGGCGTAACAACAGCCGTTGCAACGTTAACAGCTGGTATTGGAGCCCTCCTTGCATTCACCGGACCAATTGGTTTGGCAATTGTCGGCGGAACAGCTCTTCTCGGAGGAATCACTGTTGCTACTTATGCTTACAACGAAGAATTAAAGAATCAAAAGAAGAAGCAGGAAGAGGCACGGGAAGCTGCATTGCTATATGGTGAAGGGGTTTCTAAAGCGACTCAAAAGTCAGCAGCTGCTTATGTTGATTTGAGAGAAAAAGCTGAACTTCAATTATTTGAATTGAGCCGGGTTTCTGGTGAAGAAGCAGAAAAAATGTCTTCTAAACTTGTAACCACTTATTCTCAAATGCGGGACAGTCTAATCAAGGAACTTGAGGGATTAAAGAAAGATGCGTTGGTTGTTCTCAAAGGGTTATTTGAAGATACAGACGAGAATACCAAGAAACAAGGCGAAAAGATCACAGATAAGATGGTCGGCGCTATTGATAAGGACATGCAGGAAGCCCGCAAAAAGGTAAAAGAATTAGAACAGCTACAGAAGGACACGGGTCTTGTATCCTCAAAAATGAATGAATCGCAAAAGGCTAAATTCAATGAGATTCTTTCATACTTTGAGCAATCTACAAGTAAGTTTGCGGCCAATCAAAAAGAAGCTATCGCCATGCAAAAAGCTGTTTCCGAGCAACAAGGGAAACTATCATTCAAACAGGCGAAACAGTACAACGATGATATTAAGAAGGTTTATGAAGATGGACAAAAAGCAGCCAAAAAGGACTTGGATTATCGGAATGATGTCATTGAAAAACTATATGCACAGGGCTATATTGATGCAGAAAAACGCAATACTTTGCTCAGTAAGAGCACAGCTGATTATGACAAGGCTTTAGCGAAAAACACAGCTGCTTATGAAAAGAATTCAAGTGCTCTCTTCTCAAAAATGTCGAGAGACGGACAACTATTAGATTTAGAGACTGGAAAAGCATTAAAGCGACAAGATGAATATATTTCTAACTCAATGGGGATTATGGTCAAAACTGAGGAATCTGAATCCGCCTATCAAGAACGTTGGGCCAATAAACAGATTGAGTTTCTCCAAAGTCTAGGTAAAAGCAAAGAAGAGGCCATTGCTACCACACAGCAGGCACTTCAAGAGTTTTATCAAGGCGTTGGGATGACAGAAGGCGAAGCGCGAGCAGAAGCAAGTAAAGTTGTCTCAGCTGTTGAAGATGAAATGAATAAGCCTGGTAACACGCAAGCTGCCGGTCAGAAGGTTGTTCGCGACTTTGCCAGCGGCTTAAAACAAGCAAAGCCGGCCGTTGTGGGAGAAGGAACAGTTTTACAGCAGGCTTTAAATAATTCATTGAAGTCTGATACTTCTACACCTGCCCAAGCTGGTAAGTCTAAAGGGAACGCATTCAAATCAGGTTTGAATTCCACAAAAAACTCTAATGTTCAAAGTGGATCGGTCTTGCGTCAGGCTGTACTGAGTGAGCTCAACAAAGGCGGAGGACAGGCCAGTTCAGCTGGTCAGAACAAGGGGAATAAACATAAATCCGGTTTGAACTCAACGAAAGGAGCAAACACCTCTGCAGCTGGTTCACTCAGTTCATCCGTGACAAATACTCTTGGGAAAACTACAGATGGTGGCGGAGGTAAGAAAGCCGGGACCATGTTTTCGAGTGGAGTGAACAGCAAAAAAGGAAGCGCGAGCAGTGCAGGGAAGAATGTTTCCAACAGCGCGAAGACAGGTTTGAAAAGCGCTAAAACAAACAGTGTAGGCCAAGACTTTGTAACGGGATTTATAAACGGCATGGGTTCGCAAAATGGTTCGCTTTTCAGCGCTGCGTGGAATCTCGGTAAATCTGCATTAAGTGCATTAAAGAAATCAATTGATTCTCATTCTCCGTCAAAACTGACTCAATCGGAAGGTCACAACTTCTCAGATGGTTTTGCAATTGGGATTCAGAATAAATCAAAATTAGCGAAGAAAAGCGCTGTTTCCATGGCTCAAAGCACAATGAGCTCATTTAAACGGGAACTTAGCCAGATGGCTTTTGACATAAAGGGCGCGGCCGATCAGCTGATTTCTTTGAAATCGGAACTTGTGGTTAGAAACGAAGTAGATACACCATCGTTAAACCAAAAGCTTGATGCTTTGATCACGCTTTTATCCAAGGAACTTACAGGTGATGGAGGAGGAAGTGCGGGAATGAGCCAAACTCCAATTGTCATTTATCCTGCACCTGTTCAGATCGACGGGCAGCATGTTGCAAATATCCTGTTTGAAAAAGGAGATGGGAAAATTCTTGATCAAAAGAGTGCAGATCGTTACAACCAGAGTGCCTATAAAGGTGGGGTGAGAGGCTAATGCTTGATCTATATATAGATTTTAACGATGGAAGGGGGGAGCGAGAGCTGACAAGCTTGCTCCCTCGTTTTAGTGTGAGGGGTTTTACACCCGACTCTCCCAATATTGAGCGAGAAACAACAACGATGTCGAGGATAAACGGATTAGTCTTGCCGCAGCATCCCCGGGATGTTGTGTATAAGGAGCGGAGTATAAAAGTTGAATTTCTTCTCGATTCAATTATTGCTGAGACGTTTTACCAGAACAGGCATGAACTTTATGCCTTGTTAGTTCAGCCGTTTCCCTATTACATTTCAACGGATTTGTTTCCTAACCGTCGTTTTCTTGTTACTTGTGACGGGAATTTCTCTATCCCGAAAGATAAGCAGAAAAACCATGCAACATTCACTGTAGAGTTTACAGACATTCTTGGACTGGCTGAATCTAAATTCACATCATCTACCTCTCAAAACTTTTCCGGAGAGCATTGGAGTTTTGGCATGGGAATTTTAATGAGGGATGATCTTGAATATCACTTCAAAAACAAAAAGCGATTCAGCATTTATAATCCGGGGGATGCCATTGTAAATACTTTGCAGCATAACTACAATGTTACCTTTTGGGCGAAAGGAAAGAATGTCACAATAGTCAATCACACGAACGGTGAAAAGCTAAAGATTGAACAAGAGCTTCAACGATCTCAGAAGGTAACGTTCATCAAACAATATACAGTGATTAAAGATAAACGAATTAAAACCTCTGGCCGGCTTCCGTCCTTAGATATTGGATGGAACGAGTTTGAAATACAAAACTCGAATGATTTTGAAATCAAATTTGATACCCATTTTTATTACAAGTAAGGAGGGATGATATGGCTGCAGCAGACTTTATTAAAAGCCTTGTACCCGGTGCACAAAATGTATACAAAAAATACAATGTTCTCGCCAGCCTTGTCATCGCTCAGGGGTGTCTTGAGAGTGCGTACGGTACAAGTGGACTTGCTCAAAAAGCTCATAACCTTTTCGGCATAAAAGGGACCTATAACGGTCAATATGTCTTGATGTGGACAAGTGAGCAAGACAAATATGGAAACGTTACCCGGATTCAAGCAAAGTTTAGAAAGTATCCCTCCTATGCTGAAAGCTTGGCTGATTTAGGAAGCTTGTATAACCGTCTTGATCGGTATAAGGCGGTTGTGGGTGAAAGCAATTATAAAAAAGCATGCCAAGCAGTAAAAGACGGCGGATATGCTACTGATGTGAACTATCCGAGCAAGTTAATCAGTATCATAGATAAATATAATTTGACGCAATATGACAACATTACGACGCTGCCTAACGATCCAGATGTACCAGAGAATCCAGATACACCAGTTGAGGACCCTGTATTTCCAAGTAAGGAATATGCGGGGAAAGACATTTCTTTGAATAAAAACTTGCCTTCAGATGTGGATTTCCCTCAATTATTTGTTTCGACGACGGACGGAATGGATGTTGTTGAAATAACAGGGGTTATTGTTGATTTGACAGATGACACAACGGGAAAGAAAAGCTTTACCTTTACTATTACAAAAACTCAGCAGAATGCAGCTGAATTTGATCTCTTAATAAACGACAATATCCTTTATATAGACGAGAGAAAGTTCAATCACCAGAAATACTACATTACGGATGTTGACTTGAAACAATCAAAAAACGTAATCACAAAAACGATTACCGCGAATCATATCTATTCTGTCCTTCTTGTCGAAAACCGTGTTGAGGAAACTGTCTCTAAAAAGCTAAGGCTAAAAGAGGCACTTGATATTGCGCTGAAAGGGACGGACTTCACTTATGTATTAGAAGCTCCTGAAAGTGATTTCCCGTCTGCAGAAGAGGAGAATTTCGGAGAGAAAAACAGTACAGAATTGATGGATCAGATCATAGAGGATTATGACTTAGAAATTGATGTTGATAATTATAAGATTCATGTTTACAAGAAAATGGGGCAGGAAGTAGACTTCACGCTTGATTCCCGTTATAACATGCCGGGAATTAACATTAAAACAAACTCGCAAAACTGCACGACTCGGGCATGGGGGTACGGTGCCATGGAAAAGGATAGCAATTCTACGGATAAGAAACCTAAGTATGTTTTTGAACCTATTCTTTATGTTCATCCCGAAGAGAAAAAATTCTTACGAGAAGATAAACCAAGATGGGCTGATCCGCTAAAAGATGAAACAATCAAAAAGGCTAGCAGCATGGTTTCAGCTTTAAAAAAACATGTAAATCCTTACCCGGAAACAACGGTAAGTGTTGATTATCAATATATCTACGAACCTAAGCTTTTATCCATAGAAAAACCTTTTTGGAAAGGTGACACAATTCATGTTTTAGCTGATACGGCCGATGGCATTACGTTTGAAGATGATGTTCGTTTAGTAACCATTCAGTATAATCCTTTGAACCCTTATAGCAGTCCTAAGCTTACATTTGCGAATTTCAGAAAGGATATTCAAGATATTGCAGTCAATCAGGCCAAGAAAATAAGAGATCAAAAACGTTATATTGATCAGTTATTGCAAACGCTCCGATAAGCGTTTTTTATTTTGCTCAAGAAAGGAGTGCTGCTGTTGTTAACGCTAAGAAAGTATTTTGGTACCATCAGAAACGCATTATATGAGGAACAGCTTGCAAATGATTTAGGAAGCATTGAAACTGCTGTGAATGGTATTGAGCGAGATGTTACGAATCATAAACGGACAGACAATGCTCATACATCCTCACAGATCGCTCATGGGGGCGGACTAACTGTTTATGAAGAAATCGAAATTGCAAAAGCGCGTATACGAAACCTAATTTTAAACGCGGACGGAACCAACATAAAAGAGGTTGTGGATGCACGCGTAGACGATGATGGTTTTGTGTATCCTGTATTGAAAGAAAGATTGGATGCAGATAAGGGAGAAATTAAGACTCAACTGGAAGCAAATAAGAACCAACTAGCAGAAATGTACAAGACGGTTGAATTAATAACCAATTCGCAGGATGCTTTAAGCTATTTGAATAATGTTGAAGCGATGACTACATTTAAGGCGCGGGAAGAAGCTTTATTCTGGCCACAATCTGCAAATATAAACGAGCTGACAAATGAAATCTATGTTGCTTCACAAGAAAATGAAGGAACAGAACTGAGAATTGAAATTCGCGATCTTGATACAGGTAGTTTCAAAGAAAGAAAATCAATCCCTATAGAATCTGGCGCATACACTGAGGGGCTGTCATTTTTTTATAATGACCAAGATAATTTATGCTTTATCGTTAAAGCTTCAAAAAGGGCTGGATATAATATTTTTAATTATGATACAGGAGAACTCTCGGATTTAATTAGAGCTAATGTAAGTAGTAAATATGCGGCTAACAAATACTATTTTGCTTCGATAACCGTAAATCAAGCCAGCATTCATGCTTATGTGTACACTTGGGAATCGATAAAGATGGGGAATCCCGTTCTATACACCGATTTTACTGTAGACTATATACCTAACTTGGAGAAGGTACAAGGCCTAACCCTAAATGATGGGTTCCTATTCATGTCACACGGTAAAAGCAACGGGAGGCCGGCTATATCCGTGTACAACCTAACTGGGGAGCTTTTGAATTACTATATTTACACAAAAGACTCACTCGCTAGTGCGATCAATAAAAAGTTTTCTGACTTCATTCCGAATATTTACAACTATAACTTTGAAAATGAATCGTGCTGTGTGTACAAAGGAGATTTAGTTGCAGTTCAGGTCGTGAATAACGCTGACGTTGTTCTTGTAAGGCATAATCGAATGCTGGGGTATTCCTTGGATGTAAATGTAAACCAATCTCGCAAAGATACGGGATGGATGAACATAGAATTATTAAATGGTGCGACTGCCTACGTTCCAGAACGCAAACCAAGAATACGAAGAATAGGGAATAAAATACGACTAGAGGCCGAACTCAAAGGCGTAACGACTATGGACACAGAGTATATAAGTTACTATCCTGAGTGGTCGCCCGATAGAGTGTTGCCCTTTACGATTCCAAC